ATGCTGTCCAAACAGCTTAGGATCTCTTGAGACTGCAAATCTGAACAATCCGTTCGATACGACTATCCTCATTCTGAAACCGTTCAGTTTGAATCCATACTTCTTGGAGATTGTTACTTTCTCATGCACTGGGTCAAGACGATTTACCGAGGTATATCCAACGATATCCTCATCATCAACAACTGACAAATCGATCTTACAATCGAACTGTCTCTCAAGCTCTTCAATTGCTCTGTTCCAGTTAGGATCGAATCTGAGTTTCTGAGCATCAAGAAGTCTGTCTTCCTTGATATAAGACTGAGCTTCACGAGCCTTGTTGATAAACTTGATTGCGTTTACGATACCAGAATTATCGAATCTCATGTACTTGAGTTTTGTTGGGTCAACAGCTGTAGATGCAACTGACTCAGAATACATATCAACATTTGTTGGTTTTACATCATAACCGAGTAATGAGAATAACTCATAACCCATGTTCGATGATTCATTGAATGTTTCATACAGATCGATCATCTGTGAAGATTCGCCGATGTTATCATCTGTTGGCATATCTCCGGGAGCTTCTGCGCCGAACATTGTTGATGGAGTATCTTCTTCCTTAGGAATAGAAGACATAGAACCTTGATTTGCATCTGCATTGAATACAGGATCAGGTTCTGCGTCAGTAAGATCAGAATCATCTGATATGAACTGCTGAGTGAGTTCTATGTTCTGATTCTGAATAGCATCAAGTCTGCTATCGATTCTTCCCGATATGTTATCAAGTAATGCTGCTAATGCACGAATGATTGCATCCTTGTTGCTATCAGCCCGTATGTTAGATGGTGCGATAACCATATCCTCATTGACTTTGATTGTCTTGATCTTATCATTACACATTACCTGTGCGGGAATCTGATAATCCTGTATTGCTGTCTCGAGTGCAGCAACAATGTTGGGAGACTTCTTGATCTTTTCTTCAACCTGAAGTTTCAACTCTTTTGGAGGAATCTTGAATATCTTCTTCAACTTCTCCTCACGAGTATCTTCTTCCGTTGATACATCTTCCGATTCGCCGATCTTTGTTGTCGGAGGAGGTGCAGATGTAACTGTCTTTGCTTTACTTAATGCAGAATTCAATGAGTCCGTTGATGCATTCATACCAACATCATGAGTGCCGGTAGAATTCGGGTCAGATGTATTTACATCAGCTTCAACGATTTCTTCATCATTCTCATCTATCAATGAATTTAATAAACTTGAATTCATATCATGCTTTACCACCTTTCTTCTTATTTCTTAACTTTGTTGATTCTTTGCATAATGTAAACACACATCAAACAGATGTGTGCTTTGACTATCTCGCCATCATATCCATACTTTCTACGAAGAGGAATGATGACTGGTTCCCCAGATATACATCTATCAACCGCCGAAGGCATAGTCTTTATTCTGGATATAAACTTGGTGCTATTTATATCAGATAAAGAATTGCCTTCTTGGATGATAAACACATAAAAGATTTTATCGATGATATTTCCCAAATCGGAATATTTCACCAATTGAGAGTATCGATACAGTTCAGCCTTCTTGACATGACGTATATCAGATATAGCTGAATACAGATTGGAATTCTCTTTGGCGTATAACTCATCACCATTCTTCAGTAATCCGATTAAATCGGATCTGACTTTGGATAAGTTTCCGGTCAATTCAGTTTGATCTCCATTGCCCGAAGTATCTTCATCTGTCATGTAGTTTTTATTCTCGATATTCTCGTAATACTTGGAAGCCAACCAACACATTGTTTGGTTGAATGAATTACGTAAACGATTCATGAAATCAACTATCAACTTTGGAGTTGGAGTCAATAACAACTTCCTCCAGTATGCTTCATAACAAGATTGAACAATACCAAGAATCCAATCTATTACAGATTCAGAATGTTTGATATCATATTTATTCGAGAGATGCATGTAAGTATACTCCATACACTTCTCATTGAATATCACTTTCTTTGCAAAATACTTGTTGAACATCAATGAATATATCGACATTCCAAGTTGTTGTTTTGCAGATTCTTTCAGTTTATGATATCCAAGTTTCTCTGCATGCAACATAACCATTGCATGCAGAGTATTTATTGGAACTTCGGTGAATGTTTTGAAGTTGTTTACCGCGGATACTTCTTTGGATATCGCAATCAATATCTTCTTTAATGAAGCATTCGTATATCCAAACAAAGCCAAACAATCATCAATGTATTTGATTGGCCATTTAACTTTGCCCGCGGGATATTTCTTTGATAACATATCAGAGTTATCATTTAAGAAAGTATCACCGTATTGAATATATGAATTACGACAATCAGCTTTCTGTAAACATTCATCAATGTTATTCATAAACTCACGAAGAATATCTGATTTGACAAACTCATCAGATTCGTATATCAAATCGATACACTCTTCTTCTGTCAATAAGAATTGTTCCTGAAACAGATTAAACAAGTTTACACATCTCCTTTCTTATTGATGTATCATAAGAAAAAAGATTACTTGTTTCTGTTCTTCTTATTCTTCTTTGAGTATGACTTGGGAGCTTCCTCTACAGGAGTCTCTTCTGCAGGAGTCTCATCTGCTGTCTCCTCTACAGGCTCTTCCGCAGGAGCTTCCTCATTCTTGAATTCGGGAATCTGTGAAGAACTGTACTCGGATAATTCACCGGTGTATTCTCTTATACCGACTTGCAGAGGTATCTCTTCCTTTGTAGGCTCTTCAACGGGTGTTTCATCAGGAGTCTCGACCTCAACAGGAATGTCGTTCTCGATAGCCTTCTCGATAACTTCCTCAACCTTGGATTCCTTCTTAGGCTTCTTAGGCTTCTTTGCTTCTTCCTTCTTAGCAGCCTCTTCCTTCAGAGCTTCCTCGGCTAAAGCAACACCGGGATTGAAGATTGCATCGATGTTATCGGGAGTAATCTGAGTAAGAGTATCATCAGCAACGAACACCTTGAGAGTACGTATCTTGATGATCTTTGCAACCTGTTCCTGAGTTGCTTCTACATTCTTAACGGGGGCGATAGCCTTGAGTCCAGGGATTAAGCCTTTACCTAAAACATTTACTTTCATTTTTAAAACCTCATTTCATAATTATTTTTCATTATTCATTGCATTTCGAATCTTGTTTATTGCATAATAGGATTCTGATATCAAATCAGTTTTTATTCCCATAGCAGATAAGAACAGATCCGCCTGCAACAGTGTTGGTTTATCGAACACACCTGTCTTGATGTCTGACAAAGATACTGAACCTTTCTCAGCTATCTCTGCAGTCATTGCTTGGTATTCAGTAACATTATCACCACGAGCACCGATGATTTCGGATAGTACAGTATTTGCACCAACACCCGCAAGAAGTTCATTCTCCATGCCGGTCATAGTACCACCCTTAGAATCGCCTTTAGCTTCTCCAGTCATAACATCAGTATCCGTATCATCCAGAATCAATCCGGTCTTCTTGGTTACCAATTGCTGGAGGCGTTTAATGTTGATATATCCAACCAATACAGGTTGTCTCGATCTTACCGGTCGGTCTGGGTTCGACGATAAATGGGGCATATAGATGTATTCGAACAGCTTCACATCGATAACCTTTGCAGCTTTCTCAACATTCTCCCACATTATCTTTCGACTGTTATCGCCGAATTCTTCGATATCACATCTGATTTGTGATTTGTCATCATTCAAGAATTCTTTAATATACTTATCGAATTCCGCATCATTCATTGTTTGGAATTTATTACGATACTTCTGAGCATTTATTCCAGAAGGATCTAAAGCTTTTAAAACTCCATCAATCATATCTTGAACTTTCTTACGACGTTCATTCATATATTATCAATCTCCTTTCCTATTATAAGTATGCTTTGTGTAAATATAACTCATTGAGTTTATTATACGAGATGCCGATTAATGCTTTATTGGTATCTGAACCAAACGTAGTTTGAGCATCACCTGTTACTTCGATAACCAAAGCATCGATACCTTCTGAAGTTTTATCAAAGTAACAGTCTACAGTTATACCGGATATACTCAAACGATTACACTGTTCAGCCAACTTGTCTTTGATAGTCTGGGGAATACTGGGATCATCTGCATATTCCATTAAGTATGATTCTATATCGATACCTATCTCGGGTAATGATGGATACTGACCCGGTTTCATAAACAACAACGTGAGAATTGTGTTTATGCACATCTCAAATGTAGATATCACTTTGGGTTTATACATTGAATCTGTATCCAGTAATACATCATATCCAAGCTTCTGGAATATGCGTGGATACTTTCTATCTACTTCAGATAGTTTGATTCCTTTCGTATCTAACATATTTAATCACCTCTTTATTCTGGACGATTGTTATCGCTCTTCACATAGTCATTGATGAATTCATCATACTTCTTATCCATTATCTTTATATAGTGCTGACCACTCTTGCCACATTCATATTCCATCATTGCATCTTTTCTATGCTCAATATCTCGATTATGCTCCATATAAGAATCATTGAATCCACCCTGCTTTATTTCAACATGTAAATTCAAACTGGGTAAGAAGAAATCTGGAATGTATAAATGCTGGGTGCCATCTCCCCACTTATACCAGAAATCCTGGGGAGATGGACAGATGATATCTTCAGGAGACCATCCCAAAGATTTCAACTTATCCAAGAAATCAGCTTCATATGAACCGATGATTCTGAACTTGTGTTTCTCATCCCAGATATAATCTTTTGCATCATGATGATTATATAACATCTTACGCTGTTGAGAAGCTTCATTGAGTAAGTGTTCCTTACCATAAACCTTCACCATACGTTCTTTCATCATCTTTACATATGCTTCTTTACATGCGGGATTCGAACAGAACCTGTCATATTTCAACGAGCTCTCATTGAACTTAACTGGTTTCTGTTTGCACATAACACACAACCGTCCCATTGGTTTATGTACCAATAATGAATATGCAAATTCCAAAGGTTCACAACCTTCCGGAATTTGGTCATTATGTGCTTCTGCAACATGATTGCAGTATTTCTGTTTATTATTGAATATCTTTGAACAGAATCTACATTTTGTATTTCTCATGAGAATCATTCCTTCTTTCCATATATAATATGTAATAAAAAATTACCCTCGCGTCACCGTGTAAAGAATAAGAAAAAATAATACCCCCGGGCTTAGCCCGGGGAAGTATCATTCTCACATTATTCATTGCGCAATTGCATGTCAATATCCTCAACAGAATTCTGAACCTCAACCTGTTCTCCACTTGACAACATAATCGTTGTAAACGCAGCCCCAACGGGTTTCGCATAACCCATGATTATTGATTTATGCAATCTGAGTGGAGAGCCATTCTTAGATACCAATACAACAAATCCATCTGGCATATTGTATCACTTCCTTACTATTCAAATTTTTTGTGTTCATCAGGTTTTAACATGTACCGAACATCGTTAACCAGCAAGTCATATTGCCGGTTCAAAATAATATATGACATCTTACGCAATTCTTGTAATGCATACAGTGTTTCTGGATTCTCAGTATTGATTGTTTTTGAATATAGATTCACGAAGTTCAATAGTCTCATTCCCAAGAACTGAAGTTCTTCATCAGATATTTTTTCTCTTCGTTCATCTACTCTTTCTTTCTCATCATCTTTATCAGTCTCAGAATAAATTATCATAAATATTCACATCCAATCTATATTATATGATTCTTGTATGCATTTAAAATATTTATATATGAAAATATTTTTTATTATTGATATGAAATCAATATGTCGAACCGGTCAGTAATTTGGCACATACTATGTATGTGATAAATTTGAATATCAAAATTTTAAATGAATGGAGTTGTGAAACATGGAAACGAAAATGAAGTTTGAGTTTTCGGATTCTTTTAAACAGAATTTCAATGTACTGTGTTCGCGGTATAACGAAATTCTGGGTAAACTGAAGAATGCGACAAATAAAGCAAATGCTTCAGATACGAAACCAGAACTTGGTCTGTGTGCCGACGGATTCGCATTTCGTTATGTGAGTGCGGATGATCTTTCAGACTATGTTGACGGATTAGTTCGTTGCGTCAGCAATGGTATGCTCGATGCAGTCAACGGTGATACGAACACTTTCGCCGTTGCATGGGTTATGCGTAAGCTGAGTGGAAATGGTTCAGACCTTATAAAGGTAGCTGATACCAAGATTCATTCTATGACACTGAGAGGTCTGTTGAACCTGGTTGACTTGAATGATGTGTATGGTGAACATATCATATCAGGATGGGAGATGTTGAAGCGTGCTGGTTGTGGAAAGTTCAATGGTTGTGTCAGCACAATATCAAGTCTCGATTGGGTTACCAAGGTAAAGCGTCTGATATCAGGAATCGGTTCAGTTCTTGAATCATCCAATATCGGCAATCAGCAGATAATGGATTATGTTCGTATCAGTATCGAGGAGATGTTGATGTTCGTTGCAACATTGAATATCAAGACAATGCTCGGCATGCAAAAGTTCGTTGAGCCTCGTTGTGAATACGGTGCAACCCAGCTCGTAGATACAGTAAAAGAATCTGTAGACTTGTCAATCTATAAACCAATCTTCTTGGTACTGAGTGAAGGCAAGACTCCAGTTGTTTCTGCTGGTATCAAGCAGGTTACTGGATCAAACTTCTCACACATCTCAATCAGCTTCGATCCCGGTCTTGAGTTGATGTATTCATTCGGTGGTCCAGTTGAGAATGATGTATACGAGAATGAAGAGTATGGTTGCCGTAAAGAAGCAATCAAATCGAATCTGTATGATGGAATCTATGCCAAGGTATTCGTAGGATTTGTTTCTTCGGATAACTGGGGCAAGATGATCAATGCATGTGAAGAGTATGCTAATGCAGATACAAAGTTTGATTGGCGTATATTCAGAAACAAGATATTCGGCATTGATAAGATGCCTTCTGGTGATAACAAGCATGCGCAGGTTTGTTCAACATTCGTGAATACTTTGTTCGGTGATATCGGTTTACTGAATATGACCGGAAAGAATGCCCCTACTCCTGCAGACTGGAATGATACTCTGCTTGATTCACCTGAATGGATTCAAATCTTCTATGGTAAGGCAGAAACATATGATGCTAAGTATTATATGATTGCGGAGAAGTTTGCAAACAAGACAAAGTCAAAGCCAGTTGATATGGTAACAGAATGCTGCTTGCTCAAGACAGGTTCTCTGACATATCACAACAGTCTTCCTTTCAACTGCAACTTCCGTGATATTGTATTGAATGATACAACTCCGAAGTTTTCGGATGTTACTGCAGCATTGATATACATCTTATCGAATGGAGAATCTCCTATTGCAATGCTGATTGAGATGTATAACAAATCCAAACGTGTATTATTCCAAGGCGGAGATGCTTGTTGTGGACCAATCATTCGTATGCTCGGTGGTTGCAATCCCCAAGTGGTATACGATATTCCCATGAATCCGAATCTTCTGAACAATCGTAATGCGGAAGTTCCGAATGCGGGTCATGATCTGTATGAGAAGATGAATAGTCTTGGATTCCATACAGATCCATCATGGCTTGATAAGATTGCTTATGCAAACAATAACTATCTGAACGGCAACTATCGTACAGATATGCTCGGAAATCAGAATCGCACTCCTATAACAAACATGTTGGATATGCTCTGGAAGATGTACAATCCTTGCGAGTGTAATTCTTCTACTGAATGCGTTGAGAGAATTCTCGATGTATCAGATGTAATGATGTCTATCATCCAGAGTTACAACGGACATGGTTATCTTGATAACTACCAGCTCTTCAAGGATGTACTGGCACTGTTGGGTGAAATCCTGACAAGACTCATCCTCAAGCTGTATGCAAACAATACTCAGATCATCAGATGCGGCGATGATATGGATAACACAGGTGGTCCTGGATATATGTATTCAGAATCATTCCAGTTCTTCATCGAGGCTGACGAGAACAATGCCAACGCTTCTAAGGGCGTAACCCAAGGAGCAACTGTCCAGGTTAAAGGAGCAGATGGCAAAGATACAAAGGTTAGTTCGGCAAACAATAAGCTGGCGAATGCTAAAGCTAATGTTGCTGCATGGATTTCCAAGTTCATCAATTGGGTTCGTAAGACTCTGAAGATGGCTCCTACAGCATGGCTGCAGCGTCATCAGGCTGATCTCAAGGAATTCAATGAAAACGAGGAATTGAATAAAGAGATTGAAACTGCTATCAGTGATTCATCATTCCAGCCTAGCCTTGTTGGTTATCATGAATACAAGATTCAGGTTAACGGCATTCAGAGCATGAACAAGAAGCTTCCCGAAGTTATTCGCAACAACGTTCTCGTTGCGAATAATAAGACAAATCCCAATGATGCATTGAAGCTGATATACAATGCTAACGGCGCTGGTGCATCTTTCAATAATATCAAGATGGATGACGATGAGGCTCGTTCTAAAGCATTCATTTCATATGGTAAGTATGGCAAGGTCGATCCTCCTCAGGAGAATGATTCCCAGGCTGTAAAGCTTGATCCTGGTAAATGGAAGGATATATGTGATAACATAAAGAATTATTCTCAGGCATTGAATCTGTTGACAAACGGTAGCACTTCATCAAATTCTTCAAGTGACGGCGGATTCTCTAAGTCATGCGAGGATGCATCCAAGGTTATCGATGAAACTGCTAAGAATCTGAAGGCAGATGTAGCAGATGAGTTGATAGATAATGCTAAGCAGGTTATCAAGACAATGTCTGATGACTATACCAAGTTGCTGACTGCACTGAACAAGGATGTCTTTGTTTGGTCATTTAAGACATACAAGAACATCATCGCAGCATACAAGACCTCAAAGAGCAATAGCGAGAATAAGACCGAAGCTAAAGCCGAGACTCCGGCTGATCAAACGGCTAACAATGCTAACGCTACGCCGGCTGACGCTGAAACAGTCCAGAATTCTGGACAATAATAATCAATAGAAAGGAATGATTTAAATGTTAAAATCCAATCAGGATGATAAGTACAGCACCTGTTGCTTTATTCAAGAAGCAGCTCCTGCTCCTGAGATGAGTGGTCTTACAGTGCTGAAGTCTGAGGTAGATGGTAAACCATACTGCCAGTTCGATTCAACTCTGTGGTCATTTGACCATATGAACAGAATGCATCGTTGGTATGATATCAACAATGCTAAACAGGTAATCACAACTGATGAGCGTATCCAGGATCTGAAGAAGCGTGGTATCTGGAGAGGAGAGTGGAATCATCCAAATCCGGATATCAAAGGCACACAGCTTACAGCAATCAGAATGACTATTCCTGAGCCGATGCGTACTTCGCACTACATCGACAATGACCGTTTCGAAGGAATGAAGTACAGAGCGCGTATAACAACTGCATCGGGAACTCCCACAGGTCAGGCTGTAAACTATGAGATTCTCGATAGAAAAGCAATTGAAGCTTTCTCTGTAAGACTCATGGGAATGATGATTCCTCGTTCTCCTGTAGGCAGACCGAATATGAATATAAAGCGTGTAATCACATTCGACATGGTTGACTTCCCGTCACATGATGATGCAGTTGCAGATGTAACTCGTCCCGTTGTTGAATATGCTTCATGCACATTCCTCAAAGATCTTGCAAAGTATTGTGCAGAGCAGGATGAGAGTCTTGCACTTGTGTGTGAATCATTCGAGATCTCTCCGGAAGAGTTGTTCGGAATCACAACAGAGTTTGTTGAAATCCATCAGGATGGAAACAAGATTCTTATTCCTACACCTATGAAGATCAGAGATGAGGTCGCTTCTATACTGAGAGGAAGGAGCTTCTAAAAATGAAAATATACGATAATCTTTCGATGCATGCTGGCGAACCTGCTGGAACATCTTTGCAGAGAATGAATATTGTATTTTCTTTTTTAAAGAGCAAAGGTCTCGTCATTACTGATACAATGAAAGACCAAATCGATGATTCAATGTTGAATGAAAAAGGCAAAGCATACATGGATAGAGTCTCTGACTCTATCCGTGCTATTGCTCCCAGTGATTTACAGATTCAATTGGATCAGCTGTATGAATCTTTTGAAAAGGAATACAATGCAGCAGTTTCTGCAGATAGCATAGTCGTTGAAGCAAAGTATTTCACCAATATCGAGATTGCAATAAAATCGATAAATGAATATTTTGCATCTAATTTCACCAAACAAGATTTCGTTATGATAAACGAAGACGTTGAGATTGAATCCAATATTCTCGGATTCATCAACACATGTAAGAAGGTCGATCCAGTAATGATATCTAATCCGGATGCAGTGTACAACGTAATCGAAGAAATCAATAACGAAGCACAAGAAGTGGATGATCCAAACAATTCACCATATCAAGTATGGGTATCTGAAGATAATACCAAGATGCTTGATTTGGTTGAATCATTCATCGCATTCAAGAAGATACAATTCGTTGCGGATAACTTCGCTGAATTCACAAATGTAATCCAAGGATTATATTCATTAAAGATATATACAAATCCTTCTGATTTCAAAGCATCTATCCAGAAGATGGAATCATTGACAATCGATGAGATTTCTGATATCTTTGGTGAAGGTGATATTGATCCGGCAATCATTACTCCGGTTCGAATTGTAAATTCAGTATTCGAGAATAATCTGATAACCCTTCCTGAAGGGTTAACCAAGGAAACGGAAATCACTCGAGTACAGAATTTCACAAATCTGGATAAGCAGATAGTAATCAACGATGTTCCTGTTGATGAATACTACACAATGGAAGCTGCTGAAGTAAACTACTTCAAAGAGACCAATCCATCTAATATAAAATATGATCAAGCGAATGATAAATTCATCGTATCAAAACAATTGAAGACGGCGATAAATGATTTGCTGGATGGAATCAAGAAGTGTGATACAACAGACCAGCTTAAAGAATTCTTCGAAACTTGTGTAGATCCTTCTATAATGATCGATGCGACATTCCCATTCATACTTGCAAAGGTATTTGGAGATAAGAAGAAATATCAGAATGAGATTCAATCACAAGAAACTCTTCGTAATTATATTTCATCTTATTCATCCATTGCAAACAAGAATAAAGGAGCACGTAGATTCATTGCATATGATCTGTTCACATTCTTCAAGACAGATAAGGAAGGAACAATCAAGTTCCTTGAAGACTTCCTCACATTGAATCTGTATAACAATAAAGAAGTAATCGTTGAGAATAACAAACTTCTCACGGTATTCAACATCTTCGATTCGCATATCTATTTCGAGATTCTGTATAATCTGCTTCCCAATAAGGATAAATCTGTAATCGAGTTCATTAAGGAAGCGCGTAAACGTGTTAACCATAATTCTCATACAGCTAATCCATATAAAGCAGATGAGTCTGAGGATATCGATAAACCTCAGACATCTAAGCAGATACATGAATCAGCAATAGATAGATTCCTTCAGTATGGAGATGATATATCAATTTCTGATATGATGCTTTGTGAAGGTTATCGTGATATTCTCATGGATGAGATTCTTGCATTTGAGGATGAAGCATACAATCATAATCTGTCACAGATTCAGATAAAGAATTACATCGGTGAATCTTATAATGTATTCCAGGAAATCGAGCAAGGGGCTATTCCTGATTACATGAAGAACAGAATCGGTGTATCTGATGAACCTGATGCTCCTCCTGCAGAACCAGTTGACATTCCTAAAGAAGACATTCCATCAAATCCGATTGATGATTTGATTAACTCTGTTAATTCTAAATTGGATGCAGATGGTGATATCGAAGATAAACTTGGTTTGGGTTATGAGAATAATCCTCATAAGAATGCAGAAGGCAAGCAGGTTGTGTACAACATCACATACAACTACAACAATTCCTTCAACAAGGACAATCATTCTGTAACCACAAAGGACAATCATTCATCATATGATTTGTCATCTAATAAAACTACAAACACGAAAATTTCCGATTCTTACAATAATCCAAAGAAAACACGGAAAAACAACAATAATAATGTATCATCAATTGGATTCGGAGGAGACAAGACTCCAGATACAACGTTAAAATCTGGCAAAACAGTTAACGAAGTATTTGCTTTCTTAGAATCCTCAGAGCCCCACCCCAATAGTGGTACTAAATCCAAACCTCCGAAGGAGGATCCATTAACCAAAGCAATGGATAAAGACCGTGAGAAGCTTGGTAAACACCAAGAAAGAAAACGGAAAGTCCAGAAAGCTTTAGGCACAGGGAAAGCAATACTCAAACCATTCTCTCGCACAAAGCGTTGGCTGATCAAAATGGTCGATGATCTCATTGAAAGAGATGAGAACGCTGTCAAAGCACAAATCGTAGAGAGTAAGTCTTATCGAACTGCGCTCTATAAAGCCACCAGACTCGCGTTAAAACTTGGCCTAACTGGAATTGCTTTCACAATCTCAGGCTATCTGGGAGCAGCATACTTGGGTATCCAAGGACTGAAGCTTGCAGATAGATCTCGACTCAGAAATGAAGTCGAAGAAGAGTTTGCGACGGAGATCGAAATTCTGAATGATAAAATTAAGCAGGCAGAAAAGGAAGATACTCCGGAATCCCGTAAAGCAAAATGGCAAATGATGCGTATGAGAAGTAAGATGTTGAGGATTGCCGGATCAGCATCAAAGAGTCATGTCTTGAGACCAAATGAGGTTTCATAATCAGAAAGGACTTTCGAAATGGATATTTTTCATTTTATAATGGAAGCACCGGAAGATGAAGAGATAGCCTCGTTTGATGCTACGGGTGAAGATGAAACTTCACCACCAATAGATGCATCTGGCGAAGCTCAATCACCCGGTGCTGAAGAGCAACCACCTACTGCTGACGGTGACGAAGAAATCCAGTCATTTGATGATGGCGGCGATGACTACGGAGACGCTCAGCAAGATGAGGGAGATCCAGATAGTGAAGAGAATCCTGATAAAAAGGATACCAAGCTTTCTGAAAAGGTAAACAATATTCTGAATCAGAAATTATATACACAGCTTTTGAATAAAAATGCAGAGGTTGCAGATATAATCGAAGGATATCAGACAATCATACCATCTCTCTCATCGGAAACCATCAAAAAGAATGATGGTGCGATTAAACGTTTGAAAGCAGCTTTGTCCAAAGGTCAAAGTTATGCAATCGAAAAGTTTGTCGGTTCTAAACATGGAGAGAATCAGATGTTCTTCCAGAAGTTAAATGTTTTATACACATTACTTCTTGATGAAATCAACAAAAATCTCAAAGACTCTTCAAAGTAAATTATAACGAAAGGAATGACTTATATTATGGCATATAGTCGTATATCTAATAACGATCGTCAGTCATGGTACCAGGAAACTGCAGCCATGATTAATAGAGCTGACGAAAAAGAGCTTGCCGCTGTAAGCGACAAGTTTGATGAGCATCTTGCACAGGTTAACGCTTTCATGCAGGAAAACTACAACTGTGACATTCGCGCAGACTGGAAGAAGCTCACAGATGATAAGAAGAGAGAGCTCTTCGGCGCATACAAGAAGCAGTTCCTCCAGCCTATCCTTGAGGCATATCAGCAGTTCCCCACAACTGACATGAAGGAGAAGGATCACTTCGCAAACATGGCTGATCAGCTCGATCAGGCTTGGGATGAGCAGGAGAAGGCTCAGTTCGCACAGGAGTCTTACAACGTTGCTCAGTACCTTCCTCTTTCAACTCTCGACTTCCCTGCACTCGTTAAGCAGTACATCCGTTTCCTCGGTAAGGAGCTTATGCCTATCCAGGCTGCTAACAGCGTAAACATCGAGCAGCGTATCTTTACTAAGTTCCTGGTTAACAACCAGACTGGTGAGGAGTACGAGGTTCCTCGTATCTACTTCGAGAAGGATGCTGACGGCACTCCTGCATGGAGAAAGATCTGGAATGCTGGTAAGGGTTGGAGACTCAACAACAAGGATGTTCTCACACTTGCTACAATCCAGGCTGCTCCCAACAAGAAGTACTCACTCTTCCAGTGGCTCCTTGATGATGCTGGCAATGCATACTCAATCGAGAATGAGAAGAACGTTAGAACACGTCTTTCTTATGATACAAAGATCAAGTATGTTCAGATCGCTGCACAGGATGCTCATGACAAGTACACTGTAACAACAACAGAGCCTGCAGACTGGTCAACAAGTTACACGAACTACTTCACCAAGAGTGGTGTCGACTATGTTGCAGTTCCCACCAGTGATCCTATTCCTACATGGACTGCAAACAAATACTATGCTAAGAAGACAATTGATGCAACACCTGCTAAGAAGGTTCTTCTTCCTAAGAATGGTATCGCTCTCGATATCCAGACAGGTGGTACATTCCTCAACGGCGGTATCACAGAGAACACAAAGCTTGCTGTTGTTGATCCTGTTACAAACGTTCCTACAGGCGAGATCGTTACAGGTATCTCTGATCTTCTCTCTGGTCAGGTTGACTTCGTTAAGGGCACAATCTCTGTTTCAAGCTGCGGCGTAATCGATGGTATCTATGTAGAGGGTCACATCTCAAATGAGACAAACCTCAGAACAATCGGCTTCCGCGAGTATCCTGAGATCAGAAAGTTCACAATCGCTGATGGTTGCAGATTCCAGCTTCCTTTCACTGTTGAGGACTTCGCTGAGGCTACAGCTTCACTCAACTTCAACCTCTACAACAGACTCGTTCAGGAGCTCGTTGTAAACTCTGAGTTCTTCGAGGATCAGGGTATCGTTGATTATCTTGCTAACGACTTCCGTGAGAACGACGGCGTTGAGACAGATGCTCTCAACAACGAGTCATATACTCATACAGAGTATGCTGATCTCGATCCTACAGCTATCTCACCTACATTCTCTGGCAATCCTTTCGAGTACAGAAGCGATGCTATCCACAATGCAATCGGCTCAGTTATCTACGAGCTCTGCGATCGTGGTAAGCTTGATAACCTCGGCTTCGTTATCTACTGCAATCCTAAGGCTGCTCGTCTGCTCAAGACATTCGTAACTTGGACAATGACCAAGTCTACAGATATCAAGGGCGTTCAGATGAACTATGCATGCGGTATCGTAACTGACTCTGAGATACCTACCCGCGTTGTTTCTTCTAACAGAATCGACGCATACATCAGCGTGGATGCTGGAAAGCTCTACGGGGATGATGAGGACGGCATCACAAAGGAGTACTTCTTCAATATCGTTGCATATCCTATGGATAACTTCCACATCACATACAAGCACCTCAGATCCGCTCGTCACCTTACAAACTCACCTGAGAATGCTGCATATGCAGACGCTCAGAATCCTGGCGGCGCAGCAGCTCTCGTTACTACATCTTCACAGTACGAGAACATCAAGGTCCAGGGTATCCAGGGTCGTGTAATCTGCAAGAATACAAAGCTTGTTCCTGATCTTAAGGCTGGCATTCAGGCTCAATGAATCCCTCTCTTAAAAATGCATGAAGAATTTATAGCACGGGGGCGTAAGCCCCCGTGTGTTCTTCATGTTCTTGTTTCTAAAGTTTCAATCATCGTGATTGTTTTGTTTATAATGTAATCTTCTTTGATGTTTGGATAAGTTTGCCGAACAACGTTGACGACTTCTGTTATTAATTTCGATGATGGTACACGTGTTTTATTATTTAATATGACTTGAATTTCAATCTGTTCTGATATAGTTTTTGTAATTTGTTCGGACAATTCTGGAGTTGGATATATGTGTTTATTCTTCTTTTCTTCCAATCTATCCAGTGTAGTATGAACACTCGTCTGTAACAAATCAAACATTTCCAACGTTAAGTTGGAATATTTCTCATAGTCTTTTCTGAGTACGAATATTGAATATTTCAATTGCTCAATTGAAATATTCAACTTCTTGAATTTTATTATGATATATAATATCAATAATAAGAATATGATTGCGCTTGCAATTAAGATGAGAATGGTTTGCGTATGATTCATATGAATCATCCTCCTTTAAAATTAATAATGAAAGTGAGTGTGTATAAGATGAACTTTAATAGGTGCGTTATCGAACGCGGGTTAAATGAATTCAAGTTTGGATTCTTATCTGAGTACTGTAGTAGGTTACATGATACTGATACAAAGTTGAACATCATGCAATATGGTGGAGACGATATCCGTGTCTATAAGGAATCTGCTGATACAATAAGAATCCTTCTCCCTAGTGATGCTGATCCTTATCTTCAGGATTCTTTATGTAGAATGCTTGATAGCGGTTCTATATATGAGAATGCTGAGAAGATAAATTCTTATGTCGAGTATGTAATGGAGACATGTATTCCGAATAATGCTATGGAGAAGAGGTTTGGTCATCGTCCAAAGAATCTCCAGATAGTTATTGCATTGAACTTGGGTAAGTGTAATAACGATGGTGATTGTGATATCGACCAGACAAGAGTTGATAATTGTGTCACAATGAAAGATGAACTAATGGATGCTTGTCATCGTTGCAGCCAGGAACCTGATGGTCAGGAATACTTCCATAAGGATATATCTGATATCTTCCATCATCATACTGGTCTTGACAGAGGAGATCTTCCTGATGATAACAAGATGAATATGATGGATCTGAAGGATGATTTGAATAAACTTGATTCATTGAATCCCGAAGATTCTCTCGATGATACCGATTTCGATGATATCGACATTGAGGAGGATGATGAGGAAATCAAGCAGGAGTTCTTCTTGAAGAAACCCAAGAAGTTAAAACCGTTCCCGAATGATTTGATTCCGTATATCACCGTGGAGATGAATGATATTCAGAGTGCAAATGACCAGGCTATGCTGTGTGGTTATATATCATCAAAGATTGAATTGTGTGATTTCTATATCAATTGCATTGATACACAGGATTCAAGATATATCGTTCCTCACACTCGTCAGTTCTTGGTTAATCTGAATACCAATCTGAATAACTTGTTGACACAGTGCTTGAAGATCAAGCCTATCAACAAGAATTCTCCGATGTGGAAAATAAACTATCCAGATGGTTATGCTGGTTAATAAGGAAAGGAGTGATATAAATGAAATTGCAATCTGATAAGATTGGAGAATTTATCTCCGGAATTCAATCAAAGATTATCACTGCAACTGATAAACATGAAAACTTTGATTGGGGTTCTGAGAGAGCAACATATCAAATGTTGAATTATCCCAAGATATTCGATCACTTATGTGAGTTTGCTGAGAACTATGAATCTTATCATAAGGCTGGGGATAATAAGTATCGTGATAAGATAATCACAATGACCCAGAAGTATGTTGAGAAGATTGTCTCGGATAAAGCATATCGTAAGGATTTAAATATA